CCTTATCGTCCCCAGTGATCTTGACCAGATCCAAGAATCCCAATCCATGCGTGTGTTTAACGATGTCTTTTAAGATGTCTATCATAATACCCTAATTGTACATGATATTTAGGTCTTAGTCTATGATTATTTCAGAAACTTTGTAGACTACAGGATTTTGTTTACCAGGCTTGCGGAATATGGCGTAGTTGGCACCGGGTTTGAATTGATTCATCTCCACCACTTCATATCCCTCATCTTCTATTATTTTGGTCATGGCTGTCTTGGTGTTGTAGTTCCAATATCCACGTTGGGCGTTTGCGAGGTCTACATCGTAATGGCAGTCGGCATACTGTATGAAGCAATATCCGCCGGGTATCAGAACCCTCTTGATGTCATGTAGATATTGTTGTATGTGTTGTTGTGTGAAGAATACGAAAGTGTCCCAACTGAACACAAAGTTGCAACTGCCTTGTGGTATGTTTGAGCACTCTGTGTTCCTGGTCTGGTAAAAAATTAAATACTTCTGATGTGCCCGTGGAAATTTTTTACGTATCGGGGGTTCGATATTGGTCAACACATCAAGGAAGAAGTTCAATCTCCACGCCCTGAAGTCCATTGAGAACATGCCCGTGCCTGGTCCGATCTCGAGGCTATTATACATGTTTGTTTTTCCAAATTGAAATATCTTCGTTTGGATCATCCTCTGGAGGTAAGCATCGACGACAGGTTTCTTTGTTTTGTGTTCCAGGTCCATAAGGAACCACTCTATGGTCTTGTCTAATCTGTTAATAATCTCGCTGTTGTTGGCATCCACGGCCAGTTCGATGTCCTTTAATGTCTTAAGATTTGATTCGATCAACTGTTGGAAATCTTCTTTTTTTACACGCTCCAGTTTCTCTATAAGCAGTTTTATCTCTTCTATGCTTAACATGATGTTATTTAAAACTCAAAGAGTTTGTTGAAAGTGTTCGTGGTCTCTGTGCTCTGCACGTCCCACTCCAGCACACCTATAAGGTTGTCTATCTTCTGGTCCAGTATGGTGCTCTCCATGGCATCTGAATCAAATGGCAGTTCCTTGAACCATTCTGGGATCCGCATTTCATCCACGGGATACGCTATGCTGGTGTAACCCAGTGGGTTGTTCTTGAGTTTGCACACTATGACCTTGGCGCCATCCGTTATGGGCATGGAATACTTGTCTCCGTACATTTCACGGCAACGGTTCCAGTTCATGCTGGCTCTGACGTGTCCTGGCATGTTGGTCTTGCCCTTGGCGGTCTCCTCCTCTGTGTACTTGGTCATGTTGTTGGCCCTCTTAGGAGATCCCTTCTCCCAACCCGGTCTGGACTTGAACTCCGCTCTGAACTCGCTTATCTTCTCCAGGACCTCTTTTTCGGATATCCCTGTTAACACCATGTACAGTAGGTCACTTAGGAAGTCCTGCACGAACACCGGAGTGTCTGATCGCTTAAGGTCCAGACCCATGGCCTTGACCTTGCCCGCCTTGCCTTCCGTGTCCACACGGTTGCCTTCCTTGTCGTAGTACAGCACCGCGTACCTCTTCTTGGTTATAAACAGTCCCTTACTGGCGACCAGTTCCCTGCCCGCCGCTATCACTTCTCCCCTAGAGCTCGGACAGTGGAACGCTTTAGTCATGAATGATTTGAATGATCCATTGACCTCTTCCGCTATTCGATCATACAGTGCCACCACCGAATCTTTGGTCCATGGTATGACACCTTCCGTGATCTCCTTCTGCAGGGTCTTGTATGCCGAGAAGTACACCGAGTCGGTGTCTCCGTACACCACGCTCTCTCCCTTGTGGTCATAGTTGCCTGCCACGATCTCGTTGACCTTGCTGGCCATGTGTTTTGTGATACACCTCCCCGTCAGTGTCACACTTTGTCCGATCCTGATGTCAAAGAACCTACAGCCCGGATTCAATATGGCCCCATACAAACTGTTCAAGTTAATTTTTTTAACCAATTGCCTTTTGTCCCAGTACTCCCGTTCGATTTCGTTGTCGCCACATTCACGCATCTTCTTCTGCATCTCCTGTCTCTCAGCATACCAACGCTTCAATAGTCCTGGAATGATTGCCTCGTACTCGTATGTGAATATTGTTCCATTAGCACTCAGCATCCACTTGTTGTTGCCATCGAACACTATGTCATACAGTTGTGCCGCGCTCATACGCACACTGGTCTTGTCCTCCCAGTCCACCACCACTTCTGTGCCTTTGTCCCTGTTCATGACGGCCTGATACTCCCATGATCCAAACTGACTGTCCCATGCCTGTGCGAATGATTTCTTCTGGTGCTTGGCCCTGTTGATCTCGGCGGATGTTATGATGGGCCTTATCTGACCTATGATGGTCTCCGGTCCCATGTTCAAAGCACGGATCACTGATGGGTACAGTGAGTTGATGTCGATTGATCCTATCCAGTCGTGTATGCCCTTCTTGGGTGTGGCCACGTATGCGCCAGCGGCTGGTTGGTTCTCCTCGCCTTCCTTCTTGTACTTCCTGCCAGGCACTATCATGCCACGCCTGTGTGTCTCGTTAACTATTGCCTGTTCCGTAACTGCCACGGCACCCATCGTTGTTTGCAGTAGCACGGTGTTCTGGTGTGCTATCTCGTTGGCCAGTTCTATGAACTTGAGTTTCTTCTCCAGTTTGGCCAGTAGTGCGGTGTCCTGCCTGTTGTACTCTATGAACAAGCCAAAATCGTTCTTGTACAGGTTGTCCAGTGATCCCTCATACACTGTCTTCTTCTCTCCCAGCTCGTGTTCGCCTATGGCATCCAGTCTAAACGAGTGTCGTTCCTCGTATGTGTACTTCCTGTATAATTCCAACAGGTCCAGGTGTACACGACCTATCAGGTCAAAGCTCAACTGTTCCCTGCCGTACTTCTCAAATATCCTCTTCCTGGGTTTCTCACCCCAGAAACACAACCTACGTGTGTCATCGGAACTCAACACCTTCTGTATCCTGCCCACGGTGTAGGGGATATCATAACCCTCCGAGTTCCATCCACTCAATATGTCAGCGTCCTCCACCAACTGTAGGAAAGCGTCCAGCATGTCCTTCTCCTTCTCGAACAGCATGGTGTTTGGGAACCTCTCCGTCAGCACCTTGGCGTCTGACATGGATATGGTCTTTGGTGGCACGGCCAGTGTGACCAGTTGATCCGTCCAGCCCATGTAACAACTTATGGCAGTTATGGGCATGAACGGATCATCTGTTGTTGAGTAACCTCGATCTGGATCGAAGTCCACCTCAATATCGAAAAACATCACGTTGAGTTTTGGTGTTTCCTTGCCCAGGTAGTTCTCCTCCAAACACCTGAACACCGGGTTGATGTCCTGTTCGTATAGTTGCTTGTTGCTTCTTATCCTCTGTTCCTTTATGAATTCCTTGTGCGTGGCACAGGTGACCTTCTGTAGCGCCTCACCCGTCATCGATCTGTGTTTGCCCCTGGCGTCTGGGTAGTAGAACACGTACCTGGCGTCATACTCCACGAACACGCGACCCTTCTTGGGATCACGCTCCACCACGTATATTCTGTCCTCGTCTTTTTTAAATAATGCGTCTATGTAACTCATCCTACCACCATCCCGCGGCCACTCCGTATCCGAATATATTAACACACGCGAAGTAGAAAGTCAAAATCATAACCCATGCGGCACCACGCCTATATGATGCGTAACATTGTGTCAATGCACCAACTAGGAATCCCGGATACACTATGAGCATGTTGGGATCTCTGGCTGATATCGCTAGTGTGAGGCTGGCTCCAACGGTGAAAATGAAACTGACTAGTTCAAAGTAAAACGCTGTGCGGTCACTTTCAAAACTGCGAAGCCAGAATGATCTGACTTTCGCTAACATTAAAGTTTGCCGGCCGTGTTTAAGATGCTCTCCAAGGTGTCCATCTCGTCTGCGATGTTCTGGTAGTTGCCCTTGTGTGCCACTGATATCGCCTTGTTGATCAAGGCTGGTTTGAGTTCCAGTTCTTCGGCAATTGCCTTGACTGTGTCTTTCAATCCACCTTTGAGATCTTCCACTTCACCCAAAACCTGTGAACCCTGTGATATGATCTGTATTAACTTCTGCTTCTCAGCGTCGTTGAAATTTCTTACTGCCATTTGTTTCTCCTGTTGTTATCCAACTATTATATGATATATCTCGTAGGATGTAAACTATTTTTTCTTGGTGGCCACGTTCTTGGCTTTACCACGCCTGTTGGGATTTGGGTCCTGTCTGCGTTTCCTCTGTGCCGCTGATGCCCTGCCTTTCTTGCCCAGTGCGTAGGCCTTCTTGGCTGGTAAACATTTTGGTTTGCCTTCCTTCTCACTGCCACGAGCACAGGCTCCCCTGATCTTGCCCTTGGGACCGAATCTAACCCATTTCTGTTTGAACCATTTCTTGAGGTCC